TAGGTGAGATACCGGTAGAAGACCCACAAGCATTAAGGGACCCAAGACCTGATTCCGCTGAGTTAGTCGCAAGTAGGGACATTCAGTGGGGTTGGAACCCAGTAGGGTTTAACGATAATGATGGGCTAACCCCTGATAATTTAGAAGCTACAGGTGGGTTAGGGACAGTAACAGTAACGATAAGTTAGGTACTAATATGAAGATGAAAGAACCAAAAGTAAAAAACGTAAGTGGTGTAAAAGAGTACCCAGCCGGTACTGATGTTAACAAACCCATAAACATGAAAACCAAAGGCGTTAAAATGCGTGGTGTTGGTGCTGCTACTAAAGGCACTATGGCACGTGGTCCTATGGCCTAAGAGGGTATTCTGGTGAACTACACCGAATTAAAGACAAATATACAGGATATATGCGAGGACTCGTTTACTGACGACCAACTTGCTATGTTCACAGAGCAGGCCGAGCAGAAGATATATAATACTGTTCAGATACCTGCTTTGCGTAAGAACCAGACTGGTACGACTACAGCTAGTAATACTTACCTAACAGCGCCTTCTGATATGTTGTATGTGTATTCGTTAGCCGTCATTGATGGTAGTGGCAACTATACGTATTTGCTAAACAAAGATACGAACTTTATTCGAGAAGCCTATCCTGCTGTAGCCAGTACTGGTCAGCCAGTACATTATGGTATTTTTGACGACGATACTTTTATTTTGGGGCCTACACCAGACTCTAATTACTCAGTCGAAATACACTATGGTTACTACCCAGAATCTATCGTAACCGCAGGTACCACGTGGCTTGGTGATGAGTTTGACTCTGCCCTACTTAATGGTGCCTTGGTAGAAGCTGCTAGGTTTATGAAAGCGGAACCTGATATAGTTGCCAACTACGAAAAGCTGTACGTGCAAGCCATAGCCCTACTGAAAAACCTTGGGGATGGGAAATTGCGTGAAGATGCTTATCGTTCTGGTCAAGTTAGGAGACAGGTAGCTTAATGCACGGTGTACAGGGCGCAGCGGTTGAAGGTTTTGACGTTAAGGTTTACACCACAAACAATCGTGGGTTTACTCCTGAAGAGCTTGCAGAACGTGCTGTAGAGAAACTTATCTCTATTAGTGAAACTGCTGACCCTATGGTAAAAGCACAGGCTATGGTGTTTCAGGACCGGATTCGACAGCTTATGGTTTTTTATATGAACGAATCAATACGGGCGTACAAAACGACGCTTTGCGCAGACTTAGCAAAACAAGGCCATGCTGATATGGCTAAAATTATTAGTAATTTATAGAGGACACAATAATGGCTATTTCTCAAGCTATGTGTACCAGCTTTAAAGTAGAGCTCTTGAACGGCATTCATGCGTTTGGCACTACTGTAGTACGTGGTGCTACGACTGCTGATACATTTAAAATTGCGCTTTACACTTCTTCTGCGACGCTCGACGCGACTACAACTGCGTATTCCGTAACTAATGAAGTAAGCGGGACCGGATATACTGCTGGTGGTAACACGTTGACTAATGTAGCGCCAACTAGCTCAGGTACCACTGCGTTTACAGACTTCAACGACACTACTTGGTCTACAGCTACAATTACTGCAAACGGTGCCTTGATTTATAACAGCACTCAGTCTGATAAAGCTGTCGCAGTATTGGCTTTTGGTGGGGATAAGACTTCCACTGCTGGTGATTTCACTATCGTTTTCCCAACTGCTGACGCTAGTAACGCTATTATCCGTATTGCGTAAGGTAAATCATGGCCTCATCTAATGATTATATAGGATGGGGCTCTGGACCGTGGAGCAGGGGTAGATGGGGCCTTGACCTCATCGAAATGTATGTAGATGGTACTCAAGGCACCACAGCCGTAGGTACCGTTGTTGCATCGGCAGGAGCTACCGTCAATGTTACCGGGGTATCAGCTACAACTGCCCTTGGTAGTACTGCTGTAGTTGCTGAAGCCAATGTAGCTGCTATTGGCGTTTCAGGTTTTGGTAGTGCGGGCACAGTATCTGTTATTACAGACGCTAATATTGATGTTAGTGGGGTTGAAGCTACTGGTACCCTAGGCTCAGTTATAGTAGCTGCGGGTGCAAATGTCTACCCAACCGGTGTTGAAGCTACCGGTAATACAGGCGTTGTATCAGTTATCGGAGAAGCTAATGTAGCTGCGACAGGGCTACAAGCTACGGGAGCTACAGGCTCTGTATCCATAATAGCAGAGGCTAATGTATACCCAACCGGTGTGGAAGCCACTGGTGCGACTGGTTCTGTAACAGTAAGTGCAGGTGCAAATGTGTCCTTAACGGGCGTATACGCAACTACTGCATTAGGCACAGCCACCGTAATTGGTGATGCGAATATATCTACAACCGGTGTTGAAGCCGTTGGTAGCATAGGTACAGCGACTGTTAGTGCAGACGCCATTGTACCTTTAACCGGGGTATCTGCTACCACAGCCCTAGGCACAGCGACTATTACGACTGGAGCAGGGGTAAGCCCAGTAGGGGTCGCAGCGACTGGCGCTACTGGCAATGTTAGCGTTATAGGTATAGGTAATGTAGAAGTTACTGGCGTTTCTGGTACTAGCAATTTAGGTACTGTAGAAGTAAGAAACGCACAAACAGTTAGTGTTACAGGGGTATCAGGGACTTTAGTACTTGGTACTGCTACTACAACTGCGGGTAGTTCTGTACTTGTAACAGGTGTAAGTGCGGTTGGTTATGTAGGGAATGTGTTGGTCTGGGGAGAGATAGTGCCTGACCAAAACCCGAACTATACCCCAGTAGTAGATAACCAAAACCCAAATTGGTCTGCTATTTCAAGTAGTAATAGCCCTAATTATCAGACTATAAATGATGCACAGACGTCAAATTGGGGTACAATAAACAACACACAGACCCCAGAGTGGGAAGATATTGCGGCTTAAATATGTTAAAAATAAACGAAGCTAAAGATTTAGGGGGTACCATAGACCCCAAACACGAAGTGGAAATTCTATGCGCTGCCTGTGGTTTTGACTTAGACGAATCTGAATTAGAAGCGGATACTTGTTCTGATTGCGGGATTTCGCTAAGTTTGAAACAAAATACTAAGATATATGCAACCAGTATCCCAGCCGCCGAAGGCGATACGTTAGTGTAGCAGCACCGGAGAATATAGATGGCTACTTATGATAATGACCTTAGATTAAAAGAAATCGCTACTGGTGACGAAGACGGTACTTGGGGTACTTCTACTAACGTTAACCTAGAGCTAATTGGTGAAGCCTTGTCTTATGGCACACAAGACTGCTTTGCCAGTGACGCTGATGCCACCACTACGGTAGCAGACTCCGCTACAGACCCCGCAAGGTCTATGTACTTTAAAGTAACTTCTTCTGCTACGTTGACCGCAACCCGCACGCTGACTATCGCCCCAAACACTATTTCCCGCGTTATGTGGATTGAGAATGCCACTACTGGTAGCCAAAGCATTACTATTTCTCAGGGTTCTGGCGGCACCGTCACTATCCCGACAGGGGACGTAAAAGTTGTTTACTTAGATGGCGCCGGAGCTGGAGCTGCGGTAGTCGATGCGTTTACCAGTTTAAACTTGGCAGATGTATCTAGCTTAGTAGCTACTACAGTAGACATAAATGGTGGGGCCATTGATGGAACCATTATTGGTGCAGCGAGTCCAGCCGCAGGTACATTCACGACAGCAACTGCTACTACAGGCGCTATAACCACCGTAAACTCAACGACTGTAAATGCCACCACAGTAGACGCTACTAGCGTAGAAGTAACCAATGTCAAAGCTAAAGACGGCACAGCTTCTGCTACTATTGCCGATTCTACTGGCGTAATGACTATATCTAGCTCTGTATTAACAACTACAGACATAAATGGCGGGACGATTGATGGGACTACTATTGGAGGTTCTAGTGCCGCTGCTGGTACGTTTACCTCCCTCACCGCTACAGGTGGTGGCTCTTTAACTGGCACTTGGTCTGACCTCGGTTCCGTAACTACAGTAGATATTAACGGTGGAACCATTGACGGCACTACTATTGGCGGTGCTACACCAGCAGCCGGAACTTTCTCTACCTTTGCCACAACTGGTGCCGCCACTTTAGGTGCTGGTACCAATTTAGGCTTTGATTCTGCTGCTACAGTTTC